TAATATTCCCCCTAAAATTGTAGAACAAACAAGCCCTAGAGACGGCGTTGCTGTTCGTATGATTGAAGAATTAGGTCAACAACATAGTTTAAGTTTATTAGATGGTCTACCTAATCACGGCGCTTTGTTTAACATGTCCGGTTTTAGATTACCAGAATTGCCTAATATTCCAACGGCTAAACAAACCAACGACCAAATGATGACAGACTCCATGTTGGAACAATTACCAGGGCAACTTATGTCCTTAGGTCAAATGTTCCAAGGTCTAATGAAAAATGGTTCTGGTGGAGGTGGTGGTAATGCTGGTTCCGGTGGTGGATTAGGAAATGGCCAGAGTTATTTTCAGGATATCTTAGATGCACTTCCTCCAAATATGCAGGCTGCTCTTAATAGTCTTAGTTTATTAATTCAATCACATGAAACAAGTGGTGTTGGATATGTTGTAGGTGGTGCAGTTCACTATGGTTCATATTTAGAAAGTGCGGTTCAATTACTAAGTCAGGTTACTAATATTGATGACCTTATGAATGTCCTACAACAACTACAGTGGGATTCTACATTAAGCGAACCTCTTGATACTGTTTTGGTTCAGATAGACAATGCGTGGGGTGTCGGTACACAAAAGGTTTATTCAAACGGATATATTACAGTAACCTATGCAAATGCTAATTCTCAAATACATTATGCTAATACTTATTTTAGCCCTAATACAGGTGGAGGTGGTGCCGCAGTTAGTGCTCCTGCATCATCTAGTGGAGGTGGAGGAGGATCTGGCAGTTCATCTTTTGGTAGCATATTCGGTACAGCATCTCAAACTATGCAAGAAATGTGGAAACGTTTGGCAATGACACAAGAACAAAATGCTAAACAACTACACCAAGACCTAACATCAAATGATAATGCACAAACACAAAATCAAGTAAATAAAACAACACAACAAGGTGGAGATGTAACCTCTATTCTACAACAAGCAGCTTCATCTTTCTCGGTAACAACACAATAAAGGAATAATTAAATGAGTGACGTAACAGGTAGTGTGGATTTTGCAACTTCCGATCCTTTTAATAGTGATACAGCAGGTACAACACCTAAAGCCTTTACTGTAAATAAAGATGCTCGTTCAGAACAAGGTGGTGGAACTTATCCTAATTATTGGTCACACAAGACCAGGTCCGGCCATTCTTTTATTATGGATGATACACCAGGTAATGAAACTGTAACCTTACAACACCGTTCTGGTTCTGCTATTCAAATGAAACCAGATGGTGGTGTTACAATGACTACACATAACGGTAAGTATGAGGTAGTTTTTGGTGAAGACCGTGTTACAGTATCAGGTGCACAGGATATTACAGTAAAAGGTGATGCCTCTTTCCGTGTTTATGGTGATTATAACGTCACGGTTCATAAAGATTATAACCTTACCGTTTTAGGTAATATGAATATGACTGCCAAGAACCTCAATCGTTCTATTCGCGGTACCATGGACACCGAGGCCAAAACCGTAAATAAAAGAGTTGAAGGTAGTTTGACATATAATTCTCAAGGTGCCCAGACATATTTGGCCAGTGGTGATACGGCTTTAGCATCTACTGGTAAAGGTAAGGTTCAGGTAGTGGCTGCATCAGGTGATCTTGGAGTTCATGCTTTAGGTAAGAGTAGCAAATTTGTTATGGCCGGCGCTGGCGATATGTATCAGAATAGTGGTAAAACATTTAATGGAACTTATTATTCTTTAAGCACAGTAGGTGGGCCGCACCACAAATATGGAGTTGGAACTCCAGGATCATTATATCAAAAGAAGGTATTAGTTGATGCCGCAGGCCTGCATACAATGGTAGCACATGATGAAATGCGAAAAGTTCAAGGTAGTGTTAATAAAATGATTGGTATGAATGAAACAAAAGATATTACGGGACAAAAATCTACCAAAGCAGGTGCAGGTATTTCACATACCGCTACTAGCGGACATATTATCCATACTGCACAGACCGGTAGTATTTCACACACCGCCACCACCGGTAGTGTTGAAATTAGAGCGCCAGCTGGTGCTACAAATATTGCAGGTGGAACTTTAAATATTAATGCTTTAAGTGGATTACTTGGTATGGCAGGAAGTGCTGGTGTTGCTTTGGATTCTTTGGGTTCATTACTCAATCTTAATGGTGGTATCGCAACTATAATGTCAGCGTTAGGTATAAGTTTACCATTTAATATTACTGAGGCTTCACAAGCACAAACACCACCAACATTGCAAGGCACACAAGCAAATCAACCAACACAAGAACCAGATGCATCTTCAGAAATAAACAGTTGGTTGTAAGCTAAATAAGGAAACATTAAGGGACTTCCATGGCTACCACTCCATTCGTAAGTAGAGAACCAGACTATTCAGATTTGGATCTGGATTTTGTTATTAATCCTTCTACTGGTGATATTAACATACTAAATGGTGTTCAAGACATTAAGCGATCAGTTAGGAATTTAATTCTAACCAATTTCTATGAGAGGAAGTTTCAATCATATATTGGTTCAGATACCAATGCTCTATTGTTTGATCTCATTACTCCTTTGACTGCAATATACCTCCAAGACGCTATTTCAGCAGTTATAAATAACTTTGAACCAAGAGTTAGTTTACAAAGTGTTACGGTAACCGAAGATCAACAAAATTATGCTTTTAATGTCACTTTGCAATATACCATAATAAATAGAGATTTACCAGTAGTATCAACATTATTCTTAGAGAGAATCCGATAAATGGCAACCGGCAATACATCACTTAGGGTAACAGATTTAGATTTTTCCACCATTAAGAATAATCTTATTACCTTTCTACAAAGTCAGGATACCTTCAGCGATTATAACTTTGCTGGTTCTGGTATGTCTATTCTATTGGATATTTTGGCATATAACACCTATTATAATGCTTTCTATCTCAATATGATTGCTAATGAAGCGTTTCTTGATACCGCACAGGATCGTAAGAATATCCTTTCACATGCAAAGTTGATTAACTACGTTCCAGAATCCGCACACGGTGCACAATCTTTGGTTAATGTTAAAGTAACACCTGGTGCTAGTGAAAATCCAATCGTCAGTTATATTATTATGAACCAATATACCAGATTGGTTGGATCCGATATTAATGGTGTCAATTATCCATTTGCTACAGTAAATGCTAATACCGCATATAAGGTTAATGGTTCATTCACATTTGCTAACGTTGTGATTAAACAAGGTGAGGTTATGACCTATCAGTATTTGGTCACTGCTAATAACCTTACAGGCCGATATCAGATTCCATCTGCTAACGTTGACACCTCCACATTGACCGTTACTGTCCAGGAATCAGCATCAAATACACAGACGACACAATATTTCCAAGCACAAGACCTTACACAAATTCAAGCCAACTCTACTGTATATTTTTTGGAAGAAGACCAAGACCTAAACTATACAATCTACTTTGGTGATGGTATTCTAGGTAATCCTCCTTCCAATGGTAATATTATACAGGTAACATATCTTGATACGGTTGGTGCCATTGCTAATGGTATTCAGAAATATATTTTCACCGATCCTATTGCAGGACTGTTTAGAAGTAATGTTAAAGTTACCACCTCAATTGGATCATATGGTGGTACCAATAAAGAAGACATTGAGGCCATCCGATTCCGTGCTCCATACTTTTATACTGCACAAAACCGTTGCGTTACAGTAAACGATTATGAAGCATTGGTTACAAAAGACTTTCCAGATATTGAGGCTGTGTCTGTTTGGGGTGGTGAAGAAAACATTCCACCTGTTTATGGTAAAGTTTATCTATCACTAAAGACCCGTGGTTATTATACACTAACTCAGTTGGAAAAACAAAACATTAAAAACTATTTGACCAAGAATAGAAACGTATTGACTGTTATTCCAGAGATTATTGACCCAGAATATATTTTTGTTCAGGTACAAGGAAATGTTTATTACAATCCATCTTTAACAACTCAGTCATCTGCATATCTTGCAAATGAAGTTTCTTCAGCAATTTTTAAATATGCTCAACAATATTTGTATAATTTCCAGTCAACATTCATTTTGTCTAAATTACAAAATTTTATTGAAAGTTCCGATCCATCTATCACCGCATCTGATATTAATATCTATTTACAAAACAGAGCTAAGCTGGTACCAGGAACAACTCAGTCTTATACAATTAATTTCAACACACCTATTAGAAAAGGTGACCAGTATCAGAAACTATATACATATCCTCAAGTCACAGTTCCTGACTCAGCCGGAAACCCACAGAACGTATATCTGGAAGAAGTACCTCAGGCATATACTGGTATAGGTTCAATATCAATTGTTAACCCTGGTTTTAACTATATCAATCCAACTGTTACCATTACAGGTGATGGAACAGGGGCCACAGCAGCTGCATCCATTTTAAATGGAAGAATAATTAGTGTCGTTATCACTAATCCAGGTGTTAATTATACTGTAGCATATGCTAATATTACCGATTTGACTGGTACTGAAGCATCCCTTTCTGTGACATTAGCAGCAAATAAAGGTACTCTCAGATCGTATTATTATGCTACAAACGGTCAAAAAGTATATGTTAATAATAATGCAGGAACAATTGATTATCTAAATGGTATTATCACATTAACAAGTTTTAATGTATTAGGATTGGTTTTAAATCCATACTATGATCAGGATATATTAACAGTAAACGTTGTTCCTGAGCTAACCGTTATACCTCCTTTAAGAAATAGATTGTTGGCTATTGATACAAATAATATTCAAGCTGTTCAGTTAAATATGGTTCCACAAGCATAATGGTTGATTCATCCAATAATAAAACATCATACTTAGTCAATACACAAGTTCCTGAGTTTGTAAGAAGGGACCATCCTAGGTTTGTTGAGTTTTTAGAGGCTTATTATAAGTTCTTGGAACAAGATGGTGGTTTGATGTATACCACCAAAAGATTTCCTGACTTCTTTGATGTTGATACATTAAATGAAGATTATCTAGAAGATCAAGTTGAAAATAGATTTAGTCATGAATTTGCTTTTTCGGTACCTGAAGATGAAAAATATCATCTTCTAAACACTCAAATTTTCAATAACTTTAGTAAATTTATTCCTTCAGATTTATTAGCGAATCCTATAACAGTTCTTAAACATTCTAAGGATTTCTATCGTTCTAGAGGTTCAGAAAAATCTATCAGATTTTTAACACGTATTCTTTTTAACAAAGAATCTTCT